AGAAGCTGCCTCGTCGTATCGTCCTAGAGGGTAACCACGAGAACCGCATCAAGAAGGCCATCCAGTATTCCCCTGAGCTAGAGGGTGATCGCTTCGGTGTCTCCTTCAAGAACTTGGCCCTTGACGACTACTATGACACTGTAGTAGAATACGATGCCTCTACTCCCGGTGTCGTTAACGTCGATGGGATTGACTACTGCCACTATGCAGTCTCTGGTGTATCTGGTCGTGCCTTGTCGTCTATCCACCATGCGTATGACCTGACGGTTAAACGGCACACCTCTACCACTGTAGGCCACAGCCACCTCTTTGATTACCACGTGAACCGTGATAGTAGTGGACGTGTGAGGATGGGTCTGGTTGCTGGGGTGTACCAAGACTATCGTAGTCCATGGGCAGGGGACATCAACTCGTTCTGGACTGCTGGGGTGGCTATCTGCCGTAACGTAGACAATGGCATCTATGACTTCCAGTGGGTCAGCATTGAGACTATGAAGAGAGAGTACTCGTAATGTTTGACTTGGAGAGTAAAATTCTAGCCCTGATGGACAACTTTGGGCTTGCCTTACTCATGGAACAGAACGATATATCCGAGTATGTCGTCCTTCAATTCCTGATCGACAACGGGTACATTGACTTAGACGACTACTTCAACCTTGACGCAGAACTCGAAGAATGGAAGAGGACAGAAGAATGATTAGTGGAGAAGACATCGAAGCCTTCTTGGATGAAAAGCGTAGGAGTGAGCTTACGTTCAATGTCTACCAGAAGGCTGCTCGTCGTACCGCTATCTACACAGATCGTATCACCTACCCTACGCTGGGCCTGTGTGGTGAAGCTGGTGAGGTAGCAGAGAAGATTAAGAAGTTCATGCGTGATGGCGTACTGAACGACAAAGAAGTGGCTAAGGAGCTTGGTGATGTACTCTGGTATATCGCTAACCTTGCGGAAGACCTTGGCTACGACCTCGCTGAAATTGCTGATATGAACCTTGAGAAGCTTGCAGACCGTAAGAACCGTGGCGTAATCAAGGGAAATGGGGACAACCGATAATGGTTATTGACTCAACCCGCCTGACAGCCCACCAAAACCTACACGGCTTGAACAAGGTAGTCTACTCAGCTAAAGACACCTACCACAAAACTACCGAGGTCTGGAAAGAAAGCCGTCAAAAGAAAGACTACGCTACCGCAGATAAACTTCGGGGTATCTTGAGGGATTTGGAGTGGTCTTTGGTCCTATGGGGGGAGGTACCAGAGGAGGGGTCTCTTTTTAATGACGACCGCTTGAAGCAATGAAACACACTGCCGGGAAAGACTAAGATGAATAACTACTTGCCTACCGACTACCAAGCCTTCATCCACACCTCACGCTACGCACGTTGGCTTGAGGAAGAGAACCGCCGTGAGGGTTGGTTTGAGACTGTCTCTCGTTACATGACTAATGTTGTCGTTAAGAAAACCCGTGACGAGATCATCCTTGATGAAATCGAAGAGGCTATCCTTGGTCTCGAGATCATGCCTTCCATGCGGGCTATGATGACTGCTGGCCCTGCCTTGGAGCGTGACAACACCGCAGGCTATAACTGCTCTTACCTTCCTGTCGATGACCCTAAGTCCTTCGACGAGGCTATGTTCATCCTGCTCTGCGGTACGGGCGTAGGCTTCTCCGTGGAGCGTCAATACATCTCGAAGCTCCCTGAGGTTCCTGAGAAGCTCTTCGTCAGCGAAGACATTATCGTAGTCCACGACAGCAAAGAAGGTTGGGCTAAGTCCCTTCGTAAACTGATTGCTATGTTGTACGCAGGGGAAATTCCTACGTGGGACACCTCGAAGGTTCGCCCTGCGGGTGCTAAGCTTAAGACCTTTGGTGGTCGTGCATCTGGACCTGCTCCGTTGGAAGACCTTTTCCGCTTCACTGTAGCTCTCTTCAAGGAAGCACAGGGGCGTAAGCTGTCGTCTATCGAATGCCATGACCTGATGTGTAAGATCGGTGAGGTTGTTGTCGTAGGGGGTGTCCGACGCTCTGCCATGATCTCTCTGTCGAACCTCTCGGATGACCGTATGCGCCACGCTAAGAGTGGCCAGTGGTGGGAGAAGAACCCTCAACGTGCACTAGCCAATAACTCTGTGTCGTACACCGAGAAGCCCGACATGGAAACCTTCATGCGTGAGTGGCTTTCGTTGGTCGAATCCAAGTCTGGTGAACGTGGTATCTTCTCTCGTCAGGCATCCAAGAAGCAGGCTAGTAAGGGTGGACGACGCAATGCAGACTTTGACTTCGGCACTAACCCGTGCAGTGAAATCATTCTTCGTCCGTACCAGTTCTGTAATCTCACGGAAGTCGTGGTCAGAGCTACGGATACACTTAAGGACTTGGAGCGGAAAGTAAAGCTGGCTACGATCCTTGGCACTATCCAATCTACCTACACGCACTTCCCCTACCTGCGTAAGATTTGGCAGAAGAACACTGAGGAAGAGCGGTTGTTGGGTGTGTCGTTGACTGGCATCATGGACAACGTATTCTTGTCTGGTAATCGAGACCTTCCTAACATCTTGGGGCATCTTAAGAATGTCGCTGTTACTACTAACGCTGAGTGGGCTGAACGCCTTGGTATCCCTGCCTCTGCTGCTATCACCTGCGTTAAACCCTCGGGGACGGTATCGCAACTTGTCGACAGTGCTTCTGGGATTCATGCTCGTCACTCAGCCTATTATATTCGTACTGTCCGTGGTGATAACAAAGACCCTCTGACGCAGTTCATGAAGGATCAGGGTATCCCTAACGAGCCTGACGTTATGAAGCCGGATAGCACCACTGTCTTTAGCTTCCCACAGAAGTCTCCCGAAGGTGCCATTACCCGTAACGACATGACTGCCATCGAACAGCTTGAGTTGTGGTTGGTCTATCAGCGGCACTGGTGTGAGCATAAGCCTTCCGTTACGGTTACCGTTCGTGACAAGGAGTGGATGGAAGTTGGTGCGTGGGTGTACAAATACTTCGATGAAGTCTCTGGTGTATCATTTTTGCCACACTCAGATCACACCTACCAACAGGCTCCCTACCAAGACTGTAGTGAACGTGAGTACCTTGACGCTCTTGCCCTGATGCCTGAACGTATTGACTGGACGAAGCTCAGTGACTATGAGAAGGAAGACATGACCAAGAGTGCCCAGACGTTTGCTTGTAGCTCTGGCGTGTGTGAGATCGTAGACCTGACCTAAGCTAGTGTTAACACATCCTGAGCATGATGTTAAGAAAACTGCTCTTTATTAACACGAGCACAAAGTGCGACGCCCTACGGGCTAAAAGGGAGAACGACACAATGCCTGCCATCTATCCTTTCATTGACTACCTTATCCTAGGTATCCTAGTCTTTGTCGCCTACAAAATCATCAAGTTGGATTAAACCTATGTTAGAGAAGCCACGGGGTAAGCGGACGACCAAGTATAAGGGTGCACCAGAGGAAGCTACCGCAAGGACAGCTTCGCTTGTGCCTCTTAACGACAATCAGAAGCTCTACATTGATGCCCTTAAAACTAACCGACAGGTAATCGTTCTTGGTCCTAGCGGTACGGGTAAGACCTACATCGCAGCCACCTACGCAGCAAACTTCTACGTGATGCGTAAGATCGACAAGATCATTATCACTAGACCTGCGGTATCTGTCGGTAAGTCCTTGGGTGCCCTACCGGGTGACATTGGGGAGAAGTTTGGTCCGTGGCTCTCACCTGTTCTGTCGGTCCTTGAGGAGCAGTTGGGTAAGGGTGTCGTTGAGACTGGGATTAAGAACGGTAACATCCAGATGGCCCCCTTGGAGTACATGCGAGGATCGTCCTTCAAGGATGCGTTTGTCCTAGCAGATGAATGTCAGAACCTAGATATCTCTCAGTTCAAGATGTTGGTGACCCGCATAGGGGATAACTGCACCTTGGTTATGAACGGAGATATCCGACAGAGCGACATCAAGGAACAGTCAGGGTTGTCTAAGGCGATACACTTGGCGAAGAAGTACAGCATTGAAGCCTGTGTCGTTGAATTTGGTATTGACGACGTGGTACGTTCAGACCTATGTAAGCAGTGGCTCGAAGCTTTCTATAAGGAGAATCTCTAATGGCTAAATGGGAAGTTGACTATGCGATTAACGACAAAGGAGTCGTTAGCGAAGACATGGTAAATAGCCCCGCCCACTATTCGTCAGGCAATATCGAATGTATCGTATACCTCAAAGACAATCTCCCGTGGGAAGCCTTCACGGGATATCTTGAGGGAAATGCTAAGAAATACATGCACCGTTGGCGTCACAAGGGTAAGCCTGTCGAAGACCTCAAGAAGGCCGTGTGGTACCTAGAGCGTCTGATCCAAGAGCTTGATGGTAAGTAAAACAAAAGGGGAGCTTAACGGCTCCCCTTAAGTCATTCTATAGTGTGGCGTAGATTACTTGCCGTAAGACTTAGCCTTCTTAGCAGGTTTAGCTGCCATCTTGTTCATAGGGGCCTTAGCCGTAGCTTTAGCACCTGCACCAGCTTTACCAGTGGCTTTAGCTTTAATCTTCATCATCATGGTAGTCTTAACCTTTCTTCTTCTTGGGTTTACGAGCAGAGCTAAGAGCAATCGCTACGGCCTGCTTCTGGGGTTTACCCGCCTTCATCTCAGTCTTGATGTTAGCAGAGATAGTCTTTGGGCTAGAACCTTTCTTGAGAGGCATAACCTTTTTCCTTGTGAGTTGACGGGTATTCTGTGTCGTTAGGGCCATAGGAGAGGTATGTCCTTGATCTTCTGGTTCGTCAGGTTCGTTGGCATGGTTTTGGTTCCTTACGTGGGGTTGCGACCGGACACGCCGCCTTGTTGTTTGATGGTCATGTCATCACACCTTTGTCAGCTTGATGTTCCATTGAGTTGTGGGAGCCAAGTCGCCTCGAATGACTACACCGCCGCTATACCCTAGCGTCAGGGGCGGCGTTGAGACTTGGTTTGTATAAGAGCCACTAATGACCTTCCCGATGTAGAAATTACCACCAGCGTTCATCTCGATACCAAAACCGCTTGTGTTGGCCACGGTGGCATAGCCTTTCCCAGACCCTTCGACGACAACAAGACCTTCATCAAGCCCGCCAGTCGCATAGAGTTTTGTGCTGATGCGCCAGTTTTCATCTGCGATGCTTGACACCAAGAAAGTCATGGAGCTGCCAGCAACAGCATCCAGATTAGCAAATCTGGTAACGATAGTTCCGGCATCGCCATCCCAGTACAGGTGGGGTTCATCAAAATATAGGTTTTGATACGGTGCGGTAACTGCTGATAAGAAAAATCCACTGTTTACAAAAGCACGATCAGGACGGTTCCCAACGCTACGGCACCCGTTCATGTGCTTTACATCAAAAATCCATGTCGCTCGGCTTGCAGCAGTTGCAGGCAACACGATGGAGTTGTTCTGGATGACCACGTTCTCAGAGGCATAGGTTGCCAAGGCGTCAGCAGAAGCCCCCGTCGTTCTGTGTTCATACAAAGAGCCAGCGGGGCGGAAGTCTTCAGTCTCGTAATAGCAGTTTTCGATGGTCACGTTCTTTGCAGAAGTGAACGAACCTGCTGGGCTAAGTGCAGCCAATGCCGCACTGGTCTGGTTGCACATGAGGATAAAGGCAAACCGAGAGGCGTATGTCGCCTTGCAATCCTTAAACGTCACGCCGTCAACCGTCGAGCCATCATCACGTCCAATAGTTGCGAAAGACAAAATTTCGTCTTCGCTGAACGACTGGTTTTCAATGGTGCAGCCATAAACTTCAACATTGTCGATCCAATAAAAAATACCAAAGGCATTGTTTACTCGACCTCGGCTGGCCGTAAAGCTGCTTTCAAGCAGGACATGGCAGTTGGATAACTTTGCGTTCTTAACCTTGGCATTATAGCCAGTGCCAACAACCTTAAAGCCGTCGCTGTTCTTTGCGCTGCAATCGGAAATCAATACATCGCCATGATTGCAGTAGACACAGCGCTCAATGGCAAAGTTGCTTTGCACATTCGTTATAATCCCAGTAGAAGCGCCTTCGGCAAGTACTGCATCCATACCGTTGAACAAAGCAGGCGACCCCGCAGTCCGACCAATCCAATAGTCGGATTGCTGCGCCGTATTTGTATGTGTTACGCCATCAACGACATAAGAAGTTGTGCCAATAAAATACACAGAGGTCTGAATGTTGGAGGTGTTCAAGGCCCGAACCGTTACTCGATCACAAGTGTCCGCCGTGACAGCAATGCCTGCGTTTTGAACCGTGATGTTGTCAAACAACACATCGTCACAGTTTGCCTCACGCAGCATTGACCCGCCACGGTATTCACCAGTGCTGCTTGTGACGGTGTTAGAGATCACCAAGTCACGATACACCGCACTCGACTTGTTGCCAGAGCCATTCAGGAACAAATGCGGCAGGTCCGAGATCAGGTCAGTTTCTGTCAGTTCACGGTTGATGGTGACGAACCTGATCCCCTCGATACGAGTATGATCGACGCCAGCAGTGTTGAAGCCAATAGCACCGTCAACGGTGATGGTCGCCTCGTTGAAGCCCACCATTGAGCAGGCGGTCACATAGTCATCTCCGTTAATTACCGTGATGCTGCCAGCACTCGATGCCTTGAACAGGATATTGCCCTCGACAAGAAGGGTTTTCCCGTTTGCCTGACAAAACGTCATGGCATTTTGCATAGCCGCAGTGTCATTAGTAGTCCCGTCACCCTTCGCACCAAAGGCTTTGACGTTCATACCAACATCACCCGGCAGAACAATCAGCTTCACCCCTCCCGCCGTGGTCAAATGCTGGCCAGACGTAACAACCTCGTAGGCAAACCCTTCCTCACGAGTATTCAGAATTTGACCCGTGGGCCACGTACGAGTATCCGCCAAGAGTGCCGCTACGTCAGTAAAGTAGGCTGGGGTATACTGAGACGCAGTAGCAGCACTAGCAGCCGCAGAGGATGCACTAGCAGCAGCGTTAGTGGCCGACGTAGCAGCTTGAGCAACGACAGAGTTCAGATTAGTTCCTGCAACGACAAGGTTATCAGCGTTCACAGTACCCGCATTGATAAGATCAAAGTCATTCAAGTCAAGGTCGGCATTCATAGCGTTAGGCAACGACCCATCCAAGGAAAGGGTATTGTCGAATTGAGCTTGAATGTTCGAGAAGTTCTGGTTAAGTTGGGTCAGATACGTCGGGGACGCAGTATTCGTAAGCGTATTGATAGTGGGTCGTTTTGCCATGATGATTACTTCTTCCTTCCGGCGTTCGTATTTCTTGAAAAGGAGCGGTTCTTAGAGGGTGACTGTACCTTGAGGTTCGACATCTTGTTGTCGTTAGTACGGTTGTTAGAGTGCGCTACGTCTTTACCGTCACCCTTGGATACCTTACCAGCCTTCTCCATCTTCCTACGTGCAGCGTTATTCTGTGCTCGTTTCTTCTTAGCCTCAGGAGACGAATGACTTACCTCGTACTCACGCTTGTAGTCTCTGTCGTAATTCTTTGAGCTAGGCATCTAAGTTTCCTCTGTATCTTAGGAGACGCTCAAGGATCAAGTCT